AGCTTCCACCAGCGTCATAAGGACTTTGTGCCGCTCCAAAAACAAATTGAATATCACCATAAGAACCACCCGTACCTCCGTTAATCAAACAAAAGTCTTTAGCTTCAAAGAATATGGTAAAATCAGTTGAAGTAGAAACAATCGTTGTTGACGAACCGATTGAAATATCTGTAGCCGTTACCGTTACGTCCACCCCAGATCCATTAAACGGACCAGCCCCAAAACCTAACCCCGATAATGCGGTTACTCTGCCAGCATTAAACGCAGAAGGAGTGGCATCATATGCAGTACCAGAATTACCTTGGTAAACCCAAAGTTTAGTCGCAGTACCTATTGCTAAAAGTTTGTTGCCAGAGTTATCTTTCCACGCTTTCATAGTACGTCCAGCGTCAGTTATGCCAGACGTATCCGTTTGTTCCCATCCTCCAATCGGGCGCAACCTACCATTTTTCCAACGGATCATATTGGCATCAAACCAACGTCCTTTGGACTGAAGTTTGGTCCCGTTTCTGTAAACTCCTGCGGGTAATTCTAAACTGACTAGGGGCATAATCCTTCTTCGTATTTTACTTTTCCGTCAATACGTTTTGCCGTTAAGACTTGTTTGCGGTTACCTCCTATATTGTAACTGCAATGAATCCAACCAGAATTCGGGCCTTCTTCGGGGTCATAAAACTCCAAAATGAGTTGGTCAAAATCGAGATTGTTTTTAATCCATTCAGCCAACTCTAAATTACTGACACTAAAACACTCAAAGTCACTTGCTTGGCCTTTACAATGACCACTATTTGGAGATCCCCCAATTGACGGATGAGAGTTTAACTCTGGGGATCTGTACCCGCTTGAGATCGTTACTATTCCAAACTGCTCTCGAACGGGCTGAAGTATGTTATTTGCAAGGGCGCAAATGTTAATTAGATGCTCCGTTTCGGGCTGGTTTGCGATACCCAAACGGGTAGCACTTTGGCTATTAGTAAACTCTTTTAAACTAAAGTTTTTTGTAATCTTAGCCACGCAAGAAATCCTTAACGTTGTTAAACGAATTATCATCCATTTTATCAACGATACTGTTTAAAGTTTCTTGATGTTCTTCAGGAATTAGTTCTTCCACTTGCTCTGCAACTAAGTTCTGAGCTTTTGAAACAACTAACTCTCTTACCATATTAAGCAGGAACGTTTCCAACATTTTCTTTTTCTTCTTCTTCAGGGTTATTGGGATCACTTGTGTCGTTTGCATCACTTTTAGGATCTGAATAGTAGAAACTTCCAGTTTGCGAAATTAACACCGTTAAGGCAGAAATTACGGATACCAAAAGCGTAGAAACTTTATCATCCATATTAATTTCTGAGTACATAAGACTGTATATGGTAAAGCCATAAATCCCTAGAATTAACATAGCAAGAAGAAACCTAAAATTAGCCCTTCTTAATACTAATCTGTCTTTAACGGTTAATTCTACTTTTATAGGTTTTTCACTACCTTTAACCGTCCGTTTTTCTTCTACTATCTCTTGCGCCATTAGTCCTTTCGATATCTAATAAATTCACGCATAGCTTGCGTGTTTTGCTCCAAAGCAATCTTTACTTGAAGAAGTGCGTCTGAACTTGTCTGTACTAAATTAAGTAGTTTTTCGTCTCTGTCTTTATCGATTTCTAAAAAACTTTCTCTTTCTTTGGCTGACTGTTTTGTTAAATAAAGTATGAACCAGAAAGCGCATAAGACGGTGAAAAAAGAAACACCGTATTTATCTAAGACCATAAAGGTCTGGTCAATCATAGAAGATTCCATAGGCATCTCTTTTGCGGTAGGATAATAGTAATATGCTTCGGCTGGATTTGGCATCAGTTTAGCGGGAATTTGCCTTCTGCTTTAAGTGATTCTATTTTTAAACAAGTCACTAAATCTGCGATATGCGGAAGAAGTGTAACGCAATCAATATAATCGTCTAAAGTTCTTGTTACTTCATACTTTCTTTTTGCAGAATCAAAACGGTCAAACTGTTCCTCAATTGATCGTTCTAAGTCCTTATGGGCTTGATTCATCAACTAGGTTTGACGGGCCACGTTATATTAAACGGGTCTGTTTGAGTTTGAGGTATTTGTCTTAACTCATCTCTGTACGCCTTATAAGGGTCTGTTAAAGTATTGTCACTTAATGCTAAGTAATCTGTTTCTACTAACCTCCGATTGCGATCATTACGGACACTTTTCCACTTCTCTGCGCTTTGACATGCAGTTAAAGAGGTATCGTCTTTTACGATTTTACTTCCATCCCATTTGAGGTGGTAGTGTCCTTCATGTATGTGACCACTTTGGTTAAACCTAATCGTAATCGGATTACCTTCATCATCTGTAGACTCATAAGAAAGTGGTGCGTCTGTCTCAACTATTTCGTAATCTTCACCACTAAAATCATAAGACTTAACTCCGTTTTCGTCTTCAGAAGTTACTGTTTCTAACCAAGTCCAATATTCAGTTAATGACATACCTTTCGTTACACGCCTACATTGCCATTCAGTATCTTCAATTGACTGAATTTTATTTGACTTATGGGATATATACATTATCTACCTGTTCCTAAATATTTAACTTGAAATAATGTTGATGCTCTAAATTGGATTCTGAAAGTTCCGCTAACTATACTTACATCCCACCTCTCGCCTCTTTTCATGTAATAAGTATCAGAAAAATTAAGACCACCATAATCGCCATTATTGTTGTATGCATAGTGATCTTTCATATCGTTATCATTTACACTAACCCTAATCATTAATTGATTTCCGCTAAGTCCTCTCATGGATACTGAAATCTCATAATAACCATCATACAAAGGTATAAAACAATCATAAGCTAATGCTATACCTTTATTATGCATATTTACATTGTCTATTTTTCCTCTATAATCGGTGAAAATAGAATTTAACTTGCCACTAGAACCAGTAGAAGCAGATGCACCACTAGAACTGCCACCATTTGGAACACTACAAGTTAGTGAGTATTTTGGCCCTAGATAACTCGTATTTCTCGAAATTTGGTCCCAAGTGCGACCATCGGGTGTGCAGATAAGATTCGTCTGCTCCATATTACGATCTCCTCCGATAAGCTCGTACAAGAAGGGCGATTCAAAGCTTTGGTAATGTGATGAAGAATGTGTGGGAGTGGCTATATCAGTACCTGCATATGTATAACCACCTGAAGGTTGTGTCAGAGTAAAATTATGAATTCCTAATGTTTGTGTTGGTGATATGACACCATCAAGATTTGTTGTAGTGGCATTATCTAATTTTATAGTGCCAGAGTTATATGTATCGGAACCCCCATCAATTGTTAATGTATTTGATTGGTGTTGACTGTCTAAAACACATATAAACCGTGTTCCAAAAAATGGTAATTTTACTGAACCAGTTGCACCTCCAGTTTGTCTAGCCCAGAATCCAAATTCTTGTCCGTATTGAAGACTAAGAGTTACGTTTGATGTAAACGATGCGCTGGTATCATAAAAATGATCTCTAGTGGAATTATTCCTTCGTACCCCTTTACAAATTCGTCCATTATCATGTGAAGTATCGGCTGAAACAAAATCTGCCATTAACATATAGTCACATAACACTACAGCTTCTTCAGGGATTGGTGGTTTCTTGGGTTGGTAAAAGGTTATTTCATTAAGTGAAGTGTAAGTACCTGTTGCACAAGTAATAGTTACACCATCTACCACTAAAGTCGGATCAGCACCAGAACTTCTATAATATTTAACAATATGACTTCCATAAGGTAAATTTTGAACCAAATGGTCAGTTCCAGCACTACTTTCCTTGTTCATTAAAGTAATACCAGTACCAATAAAGGTAATATAAAACCCGTCTCCATTTGCATCACCATGAACATCTTTAGTATCTATATGAACATCATCACCAGTTAAACTTGTAAGACCATCGTCCATAACAAATGCACAATTGGTTGCGGTAAATTCATATAGCATACTAAAGTCTTTATAACTTCCTCCTGTTGAACCT